CCGTAGATTTTGCCAAAACCGATCTTGATTTGTGAATCTGCATTACCTTGTTTGTAATAAGCCATGATGCTTCCTTATGCTAAGAATTTGAGTTTGTACAGTGTGGTCAAGTACAACTCGACAATGTTATCGATCAATTGCTGCAACGACGAGTCCGATTTATCGCACACTTCGTAACGCATTTTCTCGATGTCAGCCAAGGAGTCTTGCAAGAATTCTGTGATGTTGCCAGTTTTCTTTGCCGTCATCAAGCTGATGGGGCCAATTAGACCATGACGGCCTTGGTACGCTTCGGCAAATGCATCAGCGTGATCGATGATGCCATCGTAGAAAGCATTGAGCGCCATGTGCTTGGAAAAGCTGCGCGTGTTGAGGTGCACTGAGTGCGCCACATCGCGGGCGAGGAACAATGTTCCTACAAAGTCTGCTGCGGTGCTCATTGAGGCATACCTTCCATCGGTTGTGCTGGCATCTGAGGCGGCATTTCGCCCATCTCAGGTACGGCTGGATTTTCACGCATTTCAGGCGATCCTGCAACAATGTCTCCAGTGTCCATTGCGGCGTGCAACGTGCCCATGACGATGTCTTGAATCTGCTCTAGTGACATGCCTGCTTGAACAGCTTTGATGCGGTTCGTTTCGGCATTGTAAGCGTCCACTTGAGCCTTGTATTCCTTGACCTCGATGTCGCGGGCCTCGAAAGACTGTTGCACGTTTTGGAGCATACCGTGCATTTGTTGCAGTTCTTGGTTCATCGCTTCCATCTGCTGCTTGGCTGCGGCCAACGCTGGATTGTCTTCGTCGTCGCCAATGATCTTCGGATCGATGGTCTTGGCAAAGCGTTTTGCCATCTCTTGAGCGCCCGGCCAGTCCATGTTCTTGACGAACAAATCGCCTGCCACGGACCACAACTGTGGGTTGCCTTGCAGCAACTGGGCCATTGCCTCGAGTGCTTCTTGACGCTTGGTGGCGTAGCCGGGTCCAGTGATGACCTGAACGTCGTATTTGCCCACGGCAGGGTTGTAAATCTTGTCGATCACAATGCCTTGCTCGTTGACGATCTTTTTGACCGCCTCGGGCTGCTGTGGATTCATCTTGGCGGTGCTGGATTCACCATCTTCACCAATGATTCGGGCCACGCGCTGCGTGTCGTAGATTTTGGGGATCAAATCAACCAGTTGACGGCCAACATAACGGATCATGCGGGCATAGTTGTCAACGTAGTGGTACGTGCCGATGTCGGACTCGCGCTGACGGGCCAAGATGGCTTTGCCGGAACGCTCGTTCGATGTCATGCCCAGCGCAGCGTTGTACTGACCAGTCGATGATTTGATGTCGTCAGACGCGCCAGCCTTGGCTTGCAGAAGGCCCGAGGAGGCCATTGGGGGTTGTGCACGCTGTGGCAGTGGGAGAACGGCTCCAGCACCGTCTGTAACGTCTGGATTGACCTCCAAATACGGCCAGTTGGTCGTGTTGGCAGTCTTCCACTGCATCTCGTAGCCTTCAAACTGACCACCGTATCCAATAAAGGGTGCTTTGGGGGCCAGCGCCAGCATTTCAGCTTCTTGCGACACCCAGTAGTTGTACATGCGCTGGGCATCTTTGGCGTTTCGGACCAAACCGGACACATACAAGCGGCCATCGACCTCAAATTCGTTGCCAACGCAGCGAATCACGGGGATATGGACACCAGCCCAGTCGGCTTCTTCAAGCACCTCGTAACCGTTGATTTTGAGCCATTTGACCTTGCAACGCTCAGATTTACGGCTTTTTACGGGTGCACCAAACTGCAATTTCAACATCTTGTCCTCGGGCGTGCCTTCAAATGCGGTCACGTTGCCGGGGTACAGGTTCAGCTTTTCATTAATGTACTCTTTGTAGAAGTATTCGGCAATGCGAACAGTGTCTTCATTGAGCCATTGGGAGATTTCTTGATCACCGACACCCAACGTTTGCAAGGTGGTGATGGGCACAGCGTTGGGATACAGGCGCTCGTACTCGGAACGGGGCAAATCTTCGGTGATAAAGCACCACTCGGCATCTGCACCGCAAGGGTCTTGGATCAGCGGGTCCATGTAGACGCTGAAACTGTTGCGGATGCGGCCAATCTTGATGTCTTGGTCGAATGATTTCTCGTCGCAATACTCGGTCAGGATACGCACGTAACCTTCACCGTATGCCACTTGGTTTTCGCACGCTGTGTCATAGGCCACATCGGCATCGGAGATGTATTCGATGTGACGAATCACGCCGTTGTAGACCTCTGCCACTTCTTCATCGGCTGCATCGTCAGCAGGAATGACTTTGGGCTGTGGGCGGTTCTGGCGCTGCTCGTTTGTGACTTGGTGAACGTGTTGCGGCAGCTTGTTGATGGTCAGACAAGGGCGGGCGTTGATCGTTTGACCCTGCACCGCGCCACGGGTCGCCAGCACGTCGGCGGGCCACTGCCATTGGTTGTCTGGGGATGCTGCGTAGAACCGCAGATCGTCGAGTTCGTCTTCGCGGGACTCGGACAAAGCCGAGATTGCCATGTCAAGTCGTGTGCGTGCGGTGGCAAGAACACTAGCGTTGCTTTTGTCCTTGGTTGAGCCGCCTACTGCGACTGCTGCCGCAGCCGTGATTCCTGTTGGATCAGCCATGTTCCAAAACTCCTAATATGTGGGGTTCACGCATGACGACGTATTCTTTGCCTTCATACTTAAATTCCTGACCCACGCCAAAGTATACGTGGTCGCCAACCACAACATCTGTGCAATTTGGACCAATGGCAACAACGATGCCAGTTTCACACTTGTCGCCGGGCGGGATGATAAACAGTTCGTGTTTTTCAACATCCGGCTCGATGATGACGCAGTTTTGGTTGGCCTTGAGAGTCATTTTTTGCTTTTTGGGGCTGGTTTTTGGGCTTCGCGTTTGACTGAATAAGCAATCGCAACGGCTTGTTTTACAGGCTTTCCGGCCTTGACTTCAGCTTTGACATTCGCACGAAATGCGTTTTTGCTGGGTGACTTTACAAGAGGCATACTAGGCTCCCATCCATGAAGTTGCAACGGTGCCGTTTTGAGCATTACGTCGCAGGGTTGTTCGGTCATTGTACTCGCGATGTGCCACAGGGAAAGCAAAAGTCACGGCCAGTGCATCGGCGGCATCAGGTGACGCCAGTCCACGGGCTTTCATTTCCTTTTTCCCCTCCAAAAAGATCGTGCCTGCGGAGTTGGGCTTCTTCATCGGACCGACCAGATCAGCTTTCAACTGTCTGTCCTGCGGCAGCGAGGCGGTCTTCAACCATTCGCGCATCGTGCCCCACATCTCGGCTCGTTTGTTGCCCCACATCACAGGGTTCTTGGCTTTCCAACCGAAGTTCACCCCGCGCACTTTGTACCTCTGCTCGGTGAGCCTGTCAAGTATCCCGTACCCGAGGCCGCCCTCATCGATGGCAGTCAGCGTTGGCTTGAACTCCTCGATAGCATCGATCACATGGCCCACGGTGGTCATGGTGTCGTCGCCCTTGAACCGTCGGATCGCAAGGATGTCACGCCCTTGGCGGGCCACGATGACCGTGCTGTCCATGCCCCCACGGGCCGGGTCAACACCGAGCACCACGGGTGCGGTCATGTCTTTGTACTTGGGTCGCTTCATGGCGTCGTCCACAGTCGAGGGCATGATGAACTGGTCATCGCCGCTCTTGGGGAAGTCGCCGTACACCTCGACTCGGGCCTCGTCACTGTCTTCTCCGTACTCAGCGATGATCTGCTCGTAGATCGACTTGTCCGTGCCCTCGACGGTGCGTGCATCGATCTTCTCGCTTTCCCAGAAGTCACGCTTGTTGCCGTCCACCGCCTCGTAAAAGTACCCAGTGTTGCGACGACCGTTGGAGAACGCGAACCAGTAGCGATCCAAGATGTTTTCGGTAAAGAAGCCCGCAGCCACCGACCAGATGCCGTCAGGGATACCGGACGCTTCATCGAAGATCACCATCATGCCGTCCATGTTGTGCACACCAGCGTAGGCGTCTGGGTTTTCTTCACTCCACAGTTTCCCCTCGGCTCCCCAGTAGCGCGTGCCCTTCTTCAGATCACGCTCGACAAGGTCAGTCAACCACGAGGCGGGGGACAACTTGGTCGCGCTTGGCTCCCACCAGTGCGAGTTGATGGACATCGTGGCCCACTTGGTCAACTCACCCCATGTGACCGTTCTCAACTGTGTCTCGCTGTTGGCCGACACGACCACGCTCGATCCGATGCGCGTACTTAGCATCCACAGCACCAGCCACGACACGAGTGCGGACTTACCCACACCACGGCCCGATGACACAGCGCGGCGCAGTGCTTCGATGAGTTCACCAGCGTCGAGTTTGCCCCGGTTGGCTTTGATGAATTCTGCGATCCTTCTCAGTGCCCGGCGTTGCCACTTGCGCGGTCCTTTGAACTTCTCCAACGGTGTGTTGGTCTGCCCCCACGGGAAGCAAAACATGACGAAGTTCTCAGGGTCATCCGAAATCTGCGGTGACCAAAGCTGCGTCATCAGCAGTTGTTCTTCTTCGGGTGAGTAAATGGGGCGCTGCATCAGTCAAACCACAGGTCAATCAGGAGCCGTGCTGCAACGACGAAAAGAACAGCGTACAAAATAGTCATTCAATCTCCTTCGGTGTCACGTCAATCACCTCACCCTCGATCATGCGCTCACGGGCCGCAGCCAGCGCACCAGTGATCGAGATCGATCCGGCCATCTCAAGTGTCTTGGTCTCGCCGTAGCGTTTCCTGTTCCAAGCACCCATGAGCCACTTGCGAGTGTCGATCTTTAGACGACTCCTCTGCACATCTTCTATCGAGTCCTCGGCATCGGCAATCTCGAGAATCTCACCAGCGATGAACTCGGTCCGCGACTCCTGCGCTTCTTTGAACCGCTCATGGCGCATCGGGTCACGCTTGACCCAGCGCAGGAAATCCTCGTAGCTGATTTCACGATGATCGTCTTCGAGGAGTGAGGCAAGTGAGCGCCCACGGTAAATCTGCTCGATGACTCGCTCAAAGATGCTGGCGTATTGGGAATGGACGAGGTCACGCATCACACGGGACGGTGCGATGGGTTTTGGGTCAGGCACAGAGAGCCACTGGGGCAATTCGAGGTTGTCGCCGTTGCTGACGGATTGTTCGGGTGTGACAACTGCGCCTACGGATGAGGGTTGCCTTGTTTCCATAGTGCTGTGAATCTACCACATGTTTGTGCTGCGTGGGGAAAAGGAATCATGTGAGTTATGTGAACCCACTGGGTCTCGGGTTAATTTGAAAAAATAAAAAATTGTTCGCGATACCGCCGTCGCCGGGACCGGAGGGTCGCGGGACCACACCCACCCCATGTGCCCTGAATCCAGTTTCCAGAATCGCGGGTAAATCCGGCGGCGCTGGGCGCTTTGCACCGAGCACCACGGCAGCGCAGACGCCCGACCCCGTGGGTCATTGGTGACCCGCTGGGTCATTGCGTCAGGGTGTGACAATGTGACAGAGTGACAAAAACCCAGTGGGAAAAGGAAACCCAGCGGAAACCAATTAAACGGGGGCAAACTGACCCAGTGGGTCACGGAATCGGGGGATTTCACCCCGCTGGGTCAAAAGAAACCCCGACCCCGTGGGTTTTTGGGGGCAGGTGTGACAAAGTGTCTCCGCGCAGGAGACCAAAAATTTACGACTTTTTAAAAAGGCACAAACTTTTCAGTTTTCCAGAATCCTTACCCCCCGTTTCAGTCACAGTTGTCACACCCTTGAGGAATCCGCGACACATTGGGTTAACTGATACCCAGCGGGTAGGGAAAGTACCTAGAAAATAAATGCACCCAGTGGGTTGACATTCGCAGAATCTGTGATAACCTAGTGGTTCACCCACGGGGGTGAGACAGTAACCTGTAACAGTAAAGGATAGACAAATGGAAACAATCAAATTCAACACTGGCAGAACCTACACAGCCAATGGTCAACGAATTGCGGCAACTCAACTTAAGAACGGTCACATTGTGCTGATGGACATTGATCGTCACATTGATGTGATGTTGATTGCTGGCGTGGAGTTCACACCCGCTGGCATCTTGGAAGCCTATGACAACAATTGGTACACATTTCCCAACGAGGTCGACATGTCGTATGGTGACTATTACGACATCGTGCGACAGCTGGGCGAAGTTGCCGCCACCGTGGAAGGGGTGACAGCATGAACTCATTCGATAAATTCCGCGAAAACTACACACCCGACCCAGTGACACCCGCCGAGCCTTCGGAGTGGTCGGTTATTGGCGGCGCAGCCGTTGCCGCTGTCGCCCTGTACCTTTTGACCGTGTTTGCCTTTTCCTTGTAACCCGTAACCCGTAACCGTAAGGACTTTTCAAAATGACTGACTTCAAACAATGGATGATTGACAACTACTCGCACAATGAACTCGCAGACATTGCGAACCACGGGTGCAGCGGTGGTGTGAGCGGGATGATTTACTACACCGAGACCGAGGCACTCTACAAACAATTTGCCGAAGATTTGCACGAAATCGTGGCTGAATACAAAGATGTAACGGGTGAATTGCCCTCTTATCTTTTGAACGATCTAGACAATTACCGCGCTTTTATGAACTCGCTCGTATGGCTTGGTGCTGAATGGGTCGCCAATGAGTTGACTCAGGGCGAGTACATCGAAGAAACCGAAAGGGTGGACGAATGATCTACATACAACGCCGCGATGGTAGAGACCTCGAGACCGTGGACGAATTCCCAACGATGCGCGAAGCCCGCGCCATGTTGATCGAATACCGCATGAGCGACCCAAGCGCCCATTACTACACCAGCACCCGACCCTGTAACCATTGGAAAGATTAAAAATGAATGACGCAATGACCGCCGCCTATATTGAAGCGGTGTATTTCACCGAAACCGGCGAAGATGAGCAGCCCTCACCCGATGAGCCGTTAAGCCCTGAAACAAAACTTGAAGCGTGGAGCGCGTGCCATCGGCTGCGCTTGGCGTGCTCGGGTGAGATCGATTTGACCCAGTACGACCCCGCGCAGCTTGGGCACGATTTATGGCTGACCCGTAACGGTCACGGCGCGGGCTTTTGGGATCGACCCGAAATCTACGGCGCAGAAAATGCCCGAATCCTCACACTTATGGCACGCGCTATGGGCGAACACTATGCACATTTTGGAGAATGAACCCATGAACTTAGAAACAATGACCCCCGCCGAGCGTGAACGCCTGTGCTATGCCGAGGGCTACACCAAAGCCGCCGCTCTGTTTGCGGAAATTGACGATTTGACAACTGAGCGCGAAGTGACCGCAGATCAGACCGCGCAAAGTTTGCAGGTCGTATGGGAGCAGATCAACGCCGCATTGTTTGACATCACCGAGGGCGACCCATCAGACGCCATTGACCCGTTGCAAAACTGCATCGCCCGCCTTGAGGCTTTGGGGGTGCATAAATGAACCACACCGAAAGCGCATACATCGAAGCGGGGCGCAGGTATGAACGCGCCCAAAGCCCCGACAAAGCACGGGCAGAGGCGCAGCACATCCGCGCCATGCTAACCAGTGAAAACCCTAAAGATGTGACCGAGTGTCGCCGCCTAATCGACATCGGGCGCAGTGAGGCGCGAAGATGATTGCAGGGATTGCCGCCCTCATAATCGCCGCCCTAATCGCTCACCTGTTAGACCTGTAACCCAGCACCCCAAGCCCCGCGCTTGGGGCTTTTTTGACCCTGTGAAAGCCCGACCCCATGAACCCATTCAAAGCCCTACAAACCCGCCTCAATTTGGACGAATCCCAAGCCGCCGCTTATTTGGGCGTGCCCGTGTTCACTTTTCGCAAATGGGCGGCGGGTGACCGCAAACCGACCGCCGCTGTCGCCCGACTGCTCGAGGTGCTCGGCATGGTCGAAGCCATGAACCCAACGCTTCACGATTCTTTTTTGCCCGCGCCCAGTGAACCCAAGGTGGCGGGCAAGCGTGGTCGCCCATCGAAAACAAAAACCGATTGAGTCATGTCAATCGACCCCGTTTCAATTTCACTCGGGATATGTAATCCAACCAACCGTTAAGGAATCCAACCAATGAACGCACTAGACCACTATGACCGCCTCTATGGCGACCTTGGCCTGAACCCTCAAGACGCTGCGAAGTTTGTCTTTGTAAGCGGCTGGAACAGCGCCATGCAAGAAGCCATGCAGCGGGTCAACTCGATGCCCTTTCCCGATGACACACGCGCCAGCTTCGCGGTGTACTTTCAAAACATGATGATGGTTGACCCATCGGACATTCAGGAGAAGATGCAATGACACAAGATGAAATCATTGAGATGGCTAGAGAGGCGGGAAATTTTAAGAGTCATGCTTTGCCAGAACCTTGGATTCCGTTCTTTGTGGCCTTTGCCAAACTGGTAGCCAGCGAAGCGATAGCTAAAGAGCGTGAGGCGTGTGCTATTGCTTGTGAAACAGACGGCAAAGACTTGGCAGGCTTGTACTATGCAGGCGTTATCCGAGCAAGAGGTGAAGCATGACACAAGATGAAATAATTGAAATGGCTAGACAGGCTGGTTTAGCAATATGGGATGAATCTATACAGAAGAATACTTTTGCATATGCTATGCCCGAACTTCTTGAAGCCTTTGCCAAACTGGTAGCAGCCAAAGAACGTGAGGCGTGTGCAAGGGTGTGTGAAGAACACGGCAAAGTTTGGTTTGAACGGATGTTGTTGGGATTTCAATCAACATTAAATGATGTCGCTGACGCAATCCGAGCAAGAGGTGAAGCATGACTAACTGGCCCTTTCCCCCATTCCCCAACCCACTCGACAAGGGCACAAAAGTGCCCAAGTTCAACCCTGACAACTTTGAGGATGCACCACTATGAAAGACTATGAAGACGAGGAATTTGACCGCATTGATCGTGAGCAAGCGATGGGCTGGCGCAAGCGTCAGATTGAAGACAAGATCAGCAAAGACGATGCACTGAGGCTGGCGCAAGAAGCGTTTGAGCAATACATGCCGTATCAACTTAACGAAAAAGAACGGGTGGCTCTTGCAGCCATCAAAAAAGTTTTACCAAACGGGTAAAGAAAAAGCCCCTCGCGGGGCCTTTCAATCGTCCAACTCATCGGCCCCGTACACACGGGGCTTTCCTTTTGTGCTGAGTTTGTAGATTTCGTCAAGCTGGCGTTGTTTGGCCGCGATCACCTGCTTGCGGTGCTCGGCAAACTGTGTCGCCAGTGCGGGGTTGATGGCCCACTGTGCGTGGTGCTGGTTCTCCCGCGATCCGTCATCCATGCGAACCACCCACCCGGCGGTCTCGAGCATTTGCATGGCCCCGAGCACCCACTGATCCTGCTGCCACGGGCTTATGCCATCAAACTGTCTGCGGCCACCGCGCTTGATCTCTGACAACGTGATCGTCTGTTTGTCGCAATGGTGGATGATGTAGTCCGTGACCCACACATCGAATGTGTTTGTGCCACCCACCTCACCAAACGCATAGCGATACGCTGGGATCAGGTAGCCCTTGATGAACCGGATCACCCTGTGGACAACATCCTCGGCCACGATCAGGTTGAAAGGGTTCTCGATGACGTGGAACAGCAAGATCAATCGGCCCGCTGTGCCCTCCAACTTGCCGAAAGCCGTCATAAACACGTCACCTGAGTGCAGCAGCCGCTCATCCTGCTTGGCCCCTTCGTACCATGATTGGAACTCACGGTAGGCTGTGAATGCTTCAGGGGATAACTTGTATGTCTGGGGTGGCAGCGCAAAGGTCAACCGCAGCGTGTTTTCCCACGCAGCAGCCGCTGTCAAATACTCGGGGATAGGGTGACCAAGGCGCGTTTTGTTGCCGCGCAAAATTGCTGGTATAAATCGTTGCAACAGGCCATCCGCTGCGAGAGAGGCAATGCTTTGTCTGAACACCGTGGGCTGGATGTTCCCGTAAATCGACACGGCCAAGTTTTCAGCGTGGATCGACCCCGCGCCCACACGGTCCATCTCGTACCGTTCGGCCTCATAGGACACCACCCACGCAGAGCGATCCTCGCCGCTGGTCTTGTCGGTCAGCTTACGCACCCATGAGTTCATCTCGTCAAGGTGGCACAACAGGCCACGGGGACGCTCGGACGCATGGCGCACCAGCTTCTGACTGGTGATGTCGCTGACCGTGATCTTGACGGGCACGGGCTGCGGTGGCATCTCTGGCACAACTGGCGCTTGGTCGCCACCAAGGATGGCGTCAGGTGATGCGGACCACTCGAGGAATGTCTTCTTGGCTGACGCATACGCTGCCTCTTTGCCCTCCCAATCGAGCAGTTCCTTTTGGTAGCGTGGGCGATCTTCGGCTTCCAAATTCTTGAGCGGGGCCAGCATGGGGCGTGAGCCGGGTGACTTCTTGTCAGCAGGATCGCCCAAGGTCATCAACCAGAGCACTGGGGGCACTTTGAAGCCCGGCATCAACTCAAGCCTCATCTGGGCATCAATGACCCCGCAAACCGCGCTTAAACCAGCGAACAGGGGCACGAGTGGGTCACACCCCACGCTGTCGCTGATCTCACTCGCACGGGTTTGCAAGATACTAGGGAAAACACTTATGTCCATGTCCGGTGGTGCAGGACGCAGGCCAGCCATGATGTCCTTGGGTGCGATGGGTGCGGTGTCAACAGCAGCAAACAGCGATGTCGCATCGGGCAGTGGGCGCGTCCATCCTGACTTGCGGGCAATATGGAACAGTGTCCCCAGTTTGACAGCGTTGACCTTGTCCGTCTTGAACGACAGCCACTGATGCGCGATCTCACGGTCACCGGGATACTTGGCCTCGCTTTGTGCGCTCCACTCTTGCCAAAGGTGATATGCCTGATCGAGTTGTTCGCTCTGCGTGCCAGCCCAGTGCAGGGCCATGCCCACGCTGATCCACTCCTCGCGTGAGCAGCTTGGGTTGATGCACTCGATGGCGTTGCGAATTTCGTCCCATGATGCGTCAATCGAGTCGCCCGTGCTGATGCTGCGAACCTTGTCCTGATCGATCATGCCCTGCCACAGATCGAGCAGGGGCTGTGGGATCGTGGGAAGGCGCATCCAGTGACCCTTACCTGCCCAGCAGTAGGGCTGCTTGGTGTCGGGGTGGATCGATGGGGGCAGCACATCCTGCACCGTCAATCCGTTGGCCGTGGCGCAGCGCAACTCGTAGCTGGTCTCACCGTTGGTGATGATCTTTTTCGATGGCAGCGCCAGCCCCAAGGGCATCGCGTAAAGCAGCTTGCCGTGGCCCGCACGCCCACTGTCAATGTGCACCGCATCGTTGGCGTTGTAGAGCGCCTGAATGTCGATGCCTTGCAGCCCGAGCAACATGGCCGTGGTGTCCCAGTCATCGATGTCAAGGGCCATCGTGCCGCTATATGCGTGGGCCAAACCGATGCCGTTGCCCGGTGGCAGATCGGCCTGTGATTTCAATGCGTTGGGTTTGAGGTTCCAGCCGGGTGTGCGTGGCCCTTTGGTTCCTGCGGGAATGGGAACGAGTGACCAACCGAATCTGATGTACGCATCAATCGATGCGGGATGTGCTTGTACTTGTTGCCCTGTGCTCATATAATGTTTCCTGACAATGCAGTTGTCACTTGTTTCATGGAAGTCTCCTCTTAAAGCCCCGTCTAACCCACGGGGCTTTTTCTTTTTCAAAATATTTTTGAATCCGTTGCACAATCGTATCACAACTGTGCTACACTTTGTTCAACGCAGCAAAATTTATTTGATCATGGCTACCAAACCTCTCACCAAATTTCTGAACGTCAGGCTCACGCCTCACGATCACAAAGCATTTCACCGAAAGGCAGAAAAGTACGGGCAACCGTCTGATGTCCTTCGGGAAATAGTGCAAGCGTTCAATACCGACCGTCTTGTAATTCAACCCCCCGTAACTCCAAAGGAATCGTTATATGTCACTCGAATCGAAAATTGAAGCACTGACCGCCGCAGTCGTTGCACTTACTGCCAAACTTGAGTCCAGCAATGTAGCACCAGCCGCACCAGTGGCACAAGCACCCGCTCCTGTTGCCGCACCTGCGCCAGCACCCGCACCCGTTGCAGCACCTGTGGCCGCTCCCGTGATGCCCGCTGCGCCTTCTTTTCAACCCCCAGTTGCAGCGCCAGCAGCGGCCCCCTCTGGTGCTCCGTTCAGCGATCCGAAGGGTTTGATCGACTACGTGATGGCTTCGTACAAGGCCCTTGGTCCACAAAAGGGCGCACAGATTCAAAGCGTGCTGACCGCATTGGGCTACGCCAACATTAACGATGTGAAGCCCGAGCACTACGGTCAGTTGTTCGGTGGCATCGAAGCGTTGAAGGTGTAAACCATGAACGCCAAAAAAGTCAAATCACTTCGCAAGAGTCTGCGTAAAGCAGGTGTCAATATTCGTGAAACCTCGTACAAGTTGGTCGGCGTATCTCGTTTGTTCTTGGGTCACGCAACCCTTGAGCAGTCGTGCGGTCGTGCCAAGTACAAGTGGATCAAAGAGAACGCGCTATGACAAAACATTCCCAACTAAGCCCTAGCAAGCGGCATCGTTGGGCTGCTTGTCCCGGCTCGATCCGCGAGGAGGCTAAGTACCCCGATGATCGATCCGGTCCTGCGGCCATTGACGGCACGCATTCCCACACGCTCTTGGAGCACTGTCTCAGCGAAGGTGTCTCACCTGAGTCGATGATTGGTCAAGTGTTGAGCGATGACGATGGCTCGTTCAAGGTTGACGCTGACCGCGCCGCCCGAGTCAAGGTTGCCACCGACTACGTGAAAGACCGCATCATTGAGCAACACGGTATGTGTCATGTGATCGCAGAGACACGGGTTGACCCCGCGCACCTGCTTGGTCGTGATGACATGAGCGGCACGGTTGACATTCAAATCCACGGCACTGATGTTCTTGAAGTCATCGACTACAAAGACGGCATGGGTGTGGTGGAGGTCGAAGGCAACCACCAACTCGAACTCTATGCGATGGGTTGCTTGGCTATGCTCAAGCTGCCCGTGAACGGCCAGTACCCTTGGAAAAGGGTTCGCCTGACGGTCATCCAGCCCAAGCTGGCGATCAAGGGCATGAAGTCAATCACATCGCATGAAATGCCCGTGTCAGCAATCCTCGATATGATTGGCAAAATGGTTGTCGAAGGCCAACGCTGCGATGACCCCAATGCACCACTGGTGCCGGGTGACAGTCAATGTAAGTTCTGCCGTGCGAAGGGTAATTGCGCCGCGCTGGCAGGTAATGTAATGAAGGAGGTCGGAATCATGTTCCAGCCAACAGTAACGCAACCACTCGATGTCGCGCAGCAAAGCGCCGATAAAGACCCCACCACGATGGACGATGCACAGATTCGTCAGATCATGGAAGCCGCACCCCTGATGCGCCAACTCCTTGAAGGTGTTGAAGCTGAAGCACTGCGCCGCTTGCAGGCTGGTCAATCTATCCCCGGACTCAAACTTGTCAACGGTCGTGGCTCACGCGCATGGGCGCTGCCCGAAGCCGAGATGGCTGAGAAACTGGTCAAGATGGGCATTCCCAAAGGCGCTGTTTATGAGACCAAACTCGTCACACCTGCGAAGGCTGAGAAGCTAACGTGGGAGAAAAAAGACGGCACAAAGGTCACGCTGACCGAGCGCCAGTTGAACCGCATGGAGCAAGAGTATGTGGTCAAGATGGCTGGCAAATTGACCGTGGTCCCCGAATCTGACAGCCGCCCCGCTGTCATCACGAATGCTGCACCGATGTTCAGTGCAGTAGAAGCAGCACCCGCTGCCGAATCCCTGCCTTCATGGCTTTCTTAAACTGGAGTAAATGTAATGTCCGAAATCATCTTTTTGTCAAACGTGCGTCTGTCGTTCCCACACCTCGCGGAACCACAAAAGCAAATCAACGAAGCCACGGGTAAGGAGCGCGTCAGCTACAACTGCGAGTTCATCATGCCGCAGGATCACGCTGGCTTTGCCCAGTTTATGCAACGCTACGGCGCACTCGCACTTGAGAAGTGGAAAGAGCACGCCAACACCGTGATGCAAATGATCCAGCAGGATCGCAAGACCCGCTGCTACGGTCGCGGTGAGGAAAAGGTCAACAAGAAAACCTTTCAACCTTATGACGGCTACGCTGGTCATGTGTTCATCACTGCTGGTCGTGACTCACAGCCTCAGATGATTCAAGCTGACGGCTCACCTGTTGACGCTGCCAACTCGATGGCCTACCAACAACTTGCACGCAAGATGTACGGTGGTTGCCGAGTCAACGCAGCCGTGAAGCCTTGGTTGCAAGACAACAAGCATGGTCGTGGCATCCGTTGCGACTTGATCGCTGTGCAGTTCTTCCAAGACGATGCACCGTTTGGTGAAGGCAACGTGGACGCCTCTGGTTTGTTCGGTGCTGTGGCTGGCGCTCCTGCTGCTATGCCCGGCTTCGCTGCTGCACCAGCACCCGCTATGCCTGCCGCACCGTTCCCCGGTGCACCTGCTGGCCTGCCACCCTTTATGCAAGGTTAATTGTTTTCGGGGCTGATGCCTCTGGGGGTTCCCAGAGGGCCGGACATCAGCCCCACCTTAAACGGGGGAACACTGCGGACAATCCGGTCCAAGCACATTTGGCGATGAGCAACAGTGCAGCAAGTACCCCACCAATCAGGTAACCGTAATGAGTAATGACTATGTGTTTGACATTGAAACCTATCCCAACGTGTTCACACTGGCGGTGGAACACGCAGAAGCACCTGTGTCTTGGATGTTCGAGATCAGCGACCTACGCAACGACAGTCGTGAGATCGTTGAGTTCCTCCAGTACCTCAAGAATACCAACTCGCGCATGGTTGGCTTTAACAGCTTGGGGTTCGATTACCCTGTGATCCACACCTTGATCCGCATGGGCAAGAGTGACGCGAACACGCTGTACCAAAAAGCCATGTCGATCATCAACTCGCAAGATGACGACAGCCGCTGGATGCACCAAGTCAACCCGAGTGACCGATTCGTTGAGCAGGTTGACCTGTTCAAGATTCATCACTTCGACAACAGAGCACGCGCCACAAGCCTCAAGGTGCTTGAGTTCAACATGCGCTCTGACAACATCGAGGACCTGCCGTTCCCCGTGGGCACACCGCTCAACGCCGAGCAGATCAGCATTCTTAAAAAGTACAACAAGCACGACGTGTCTCAGACCAAGAGGTTCCTGACGCACACGGCTGACATGATCGCGTTTCGCGAAAAGATGTGCGCCCTGTACCCCGGCAAGGACTGGTTGAACTACAACGACACCAAGATCGGTAAAGAGTTTTTCACAATGAAACTCGAGGAGGCTGGTGTCGCGTGCTACGACTACGGTTCCAAGGGTCGCACGCCGCGCCAAACCAAGCGCCCTGTGATTCACCTCAAGGACGCGATCCTGCCTTGGATCACATTTGACCATCCAGAATTTAACCGTGTGCTCAACTGGCTCAAAGAGCAAAGCATCACGGAAACCAAAGGAGTCTTCAATGACCTCACTGCTGTTGTTAACGGGTTTTGCTTTGTGTTCGGTCTTGGCGGGATTCACGGAAGCCTTGAATCTAAAGTGGTTGAGTCTGACGCTGACCATGTCATCGTTGATCTTGATGTGGCTTCTTATTACCCGAATCTGGCGATTTCTAACGGATTCTTCCCGCAACACTTAGGCAAAGAGTTTTGCGTCATCTACAAAAACTTGTACGAGCAGCGCAAGACCTACCCCAAGAAGTCGGCTGAATCGGCCATGCTGAAGCTGGCGCTTAACGGCGTCTACGGTGACAGCAACAACCAGTTCAGTGTGTTCTATGACCCGCTGTTCACCATGTCGATCACGCTTAACGGGCAACTGCTGTTGTGTTGGCTGGCCGAAGAGATCATGAAGTGGACCGAGGCTCAATTGATTCAGGTGAACACCGATGGCCTGACCGTTCGCATCCCGCGCAGCCAATTGCCCGACTTGGAAAAAACCCGCAAGCACTGGGAGGTGGCGACCGGGTTGCAGCTTGAGGAGGCCATCTACAAGACCATGATGATCCGCGATGTCAACAACTATATTGCCCAGTACGAGAACGGTTCCGTGAAGCGCAAGGGCGCGTATGAATACGACATGGAGTGGCATCAAAACGCTGGCGGCTTGGTGATCGCCAAAGTCGCGGAAAAGGTTCTTCTTGAGAACGCACCGATCCGTCAAACTTTGGAACAGTGGCCCGACATCATGGACTTCATGCTTCGCGCCAAAGTGCCACGGTCCAGCTACTTGGCGATTGAGAAAGATGGCGTGACATCGCAGTTGCAAAACGTCACGCGCTACTACATCGCTGAAGGTGGTGGCCGACTGTTTAAGTGGATGCCACCGCTTGCAAAGAACCCCGGCATCTGGCGCAAGATTGGCGTGGAGTCCGGCTGGGGCGTGCAGCCCTGCAACAACATTAAGAATGCTGGCAAGTTGCCAGTCGATTTTGATTATTACATTCGAGAAGTGGAGAAGTTATGTCTGGGATTAGCGTGAACAACATTCAGCACGGTGGCACACATTACAAAGACAAAGCGGTGCAGCCTTGGGACTACATCATCGGTAACAACCTCGGGTACTTGGAAGGCAACGTGGTCAAGTATGTGAGCCGCTGGCGCGACAAGGGCGGTATTCAAGACTTGCAAAAAGCCCGACACTACCTTGACAAATTGATCGAGGTGGAAGGCCGCAAACTGGATCAGGAGTGCGGCGATGCTTGAAAAACAAATCGAAGCAAAGGTCTGCGATTATGCAAAATCAAAGGGTGTGCTTGCGTACAAATTCACCAGCCCCGCACGGGCTGCTGTGCCTGACCGTTTGTTCATCGCGCCTGATGGCCGTGTGTGGTTTTGCGAATTCAAACGCGATGGTCAAAAGCCAACCGATGCCCAAGCCCGAGAACACACCCGCCTCCGAGCACAAAAAGTAAACGTGTTTGTGATTGACAACATCGATGCTGGCAAGGCAATGATTGACTTAATGGTGATGGGATGCTGATATGAAATTCAAAATTAAAAAAATAGCACAACCTAAAGGGGGCGACGAACGCACCCGTCGTGTATTCGCATGGAAGAAAACAAGAGTTGGGGAATATTGGGTTTGGTTAGAACACTATGAAGTGCATGAAGTATTTTTTGCACCCACAGGTGGTAATCCGGGATGGTGGTCTGAAAAAGAACGCAACATATTGGTCTGGATGTATTGATCATGCTGACACCTGATCTGCTCCACGGTTACCAGCAAAAAGCCGTGAACTTCCAGTGCACCCACCCCAACTCGATGCTGTGGCTCGACATGGGTTTGGGCAAGACTGTCATTACGCTGACCAGCCTCGCGCACCTCATCAACACGGGCTTCCTGCGCGGCGTGATCATTGTTGCCCCGATCCGGGTTATCCGTCTGGTGTGGCGTCAAGAGGCTGTCAAATGGGAACACACCAAGCACATCAAGTTCAGCATGGTCACGGGCACAAAGGATCAGCGCACCCGCGCTTTGCTGCGCCCGGCTGACATCTACATGATCAACTACGAAAACCTTGGCTGGCTGGCCGAAACGCTTCAGACCTACTTTGTCAAAAAGGACCGCCCGATGCCGTTCAATGGAATCGTGTGGGACGAGATCAGCAAGATGAAAAACTCGGCCACCAACCGAGTCAAAGCATTTCGCAAGATCGCTGACAAGTTCGACTGGACCACGGGCCTCACCGGAACCCCTGCCAGCAATGGCTACAAGGACCTACACGGCCAGTTTCTCGTGGTCGACAGGGGTGAGCGCCTTGGCACATCGAAGACGGCCTTCCGCACCCGTTTTTACAAGAAAGTCGGGCCGTACAAAGAAGTGCCGTATGAGGACACCGAAGACACGATCAAAAAGCTGATCGGTGACATTACGCTTGAGATGAGCGCAGAGGACTACAACCCGCTGCCTGACCTCATGGTCAACAACGTCGAGATCGAGATGCCTGACGACCTGCGGGCCAAGTACGACAAGATGGAGCGCGAGTTCTTTTTGGTGCTCGACAGCGGCAAGGAGGTCGAAGCCTTCAACCAAGCCTCGCTGACCAACAAGTGTTTGCAGTTCTCCAACGGGGCCATGTACCCCATCGCCGGGATGCCACTGTGGGAACCGATTCACGATCTCAAACTCGAGGCGCTTGAGGAGATTCTGGACGAAGCCCAAGGGTCGCCCGTGCTGTGCGCCTACGCCTACCGCAGCGATGCGGCGCGGATCATGGAAAAGTTCAAGCACCTTGACCCGATCAACTTGACCGAGTGCAAGAGCGAAGCGTCACTGACCAATGCCATGCACCGCTGGAAAACTGGTGACTGTTCATTGATGATCGGCCACCCGGCATCGATGGGTCACGGCATCGACGGCTTGCAAAAGAACGGTCACATCTTGGTGTGGTACGGCCTCAACTGGTCGCTGGACTTGTACGAGCAGTTCAACGCTCGTGTGCGCCGTCAGGGTCAGGGTGTGCCTGTGATCTGTCATCGCATCTTGATGCAGGACACATTGGATCAAGCGCAGGCGCTGGCACTCGATGAGAAGGCCACCACGCAGGCAGGTCTACGCAACGCAGTCAAACAATATCGTCAACAAAAAGGAGTCTGAAATGAAAAACAAATGGATACCACCCCACGGCACAAAACTCACGTTACCCTATGTCGGCGTCAATGACCCACGCTTCGTGTGGACCAGCGGGGCCGATGTGCAGGCCACATGGCGCAAATACGGATGGGCACCACCTAGTGAGCACATGACCCCACCACCACCGGAAAAGGTCATCGAAGAACCAGCATTCAATGTGTTGAAGTTCAAATGAGAAAACGCAGCAAGTACAGACCAAAGCCGACACTGGTGAACCCAGTCGGCTACGTCATTGAGTCACTCAAGCCAGTGACTTTCCACGAGAGTTACCTGATCGATCTCAAGATCAAAAACAGTGAGGCAATGGTTGCATTGCTGCGCGGCAACGCGACTCACGATGATCTGGACCTTTTGGTCGCCA